GCCGCATTGGGAACGCTTCGGATATGAAAGCGAGGAAGCTTATGACAAAGTCAATCACAAAAAATGGTTAGCATTGAATAAAGGTGTCGAATGAGTGAAGAATGGCGAGATGTAGAGGGCTGGGAAGGTTTATATCAAGTTTCTGATATGGGCAGAGTCAGGAGTTTATACCACCAGAAAGTCGTGATGTTGAAACCGAGGACTGTTTATAATGGCTATCTGCGTATCACCCTATCTAAAAACGGTGTTAAATCTCATTTTAGAGTATCTCGGCTGGTGGCCCTAACTTTTATCCCAAACCCCGACAATCTCCCAGAAGTTGATCATATCGATGAAAATAAAGTCAACAATTGCACAACAAACTTACAGTGGGTTACTTGCCAGGAAAATATTGAACGCTCACTCGCAAAAGACTTTTTATTCCGGTCCCCATCAGGCGAGCTAGTGAAGATTTTTAATCTTTGCAAATTTTGTCGTAATCATAATTTAAATCGTGCGTGTCTGAATCAGGTCCATTTAGGACTCTTAAAGCAATGGAAAGGTTGGACAGCAGCATCAAAACCAGTTTCTTAACTATCTAAAATAAGGAGGAAATGCCCAAAATATACTGAGAATAGGGACGGCTGCGGCCGAGAAACACAGTAGCCGTCCCGCTTATAGGAGAATTGAATGACGTACATGGATCAGATAGCCCTATTCACTTGGGCAGCACATAGAGGTTTCGGTGGTAGGCGCCATTGTAAGCTGCTGGTTGAGCACTTCATGCGGTACAACACATGAAATGGCCCCGGTTCTACGCTGCACAGATCATGGCGGTTCCTGGCTCGCAGCGTAAGGCCATATTCCTCACTGTGCCGGATCACTTCAAGGCCTTAGTAAAACAGCACTGCGTTTGCATTCGAGACAGAAGAAAGCCTTGACTCTTATATACATCGAATATACAATGGGTCACATATTCACGAGGAAGCAAAGCAAATGGACCATGTACTAATTAGCTCAACAGGAACCTTGCATTGGGGTAGCCATAGCAGCACGTCATGTAACGGTCGTTCCGGCAGCTTCAAGCCGGCGACACAAAAGCAGATAGCAACCTCGCAAACATTATGCAAAGTCTGTTTCCCGTTCGGTAGAGAGGGCTTGCCTAATGGCTAAGCAATGGAAAATAGGCACAGCCACAGTATACGAAACTGACCAGCCGTGCGGAGGGTGGATTGCCACTGACTCGAACTACGATGGGCTGCAAGACGGCAACAATGAGATGGGGCACGGAAATAACTATTTTGAAGCTTATCTAGATCTTCAGGAGAAGCTGGGGTTTGTGTTATGGCCGGTGGAGGTGAAATGAGCATTATCCAAGTACACCTGTATGACGATGAGACGGACGTAGAGGCCTCTGTCAGCGTTGAGTACAGCACACAGCCTGCCGAACCTGAAGTTGGAATTCCTGTCGCCTACGGCGAAATAGAGAACGTCAGCATGTGGATTCCCTCATTTGGCAGCGTAATAATTAACCTTGACGATTATTATCTAAGCCAGGTTGACGAAAAGGTTGCCGACGAAGTGTTCGAAGCTGAATGCAACCCAGGGAGGGATTGACACATGAGTGATGTAGCCAAAACAGAAAGAAATGATATTCAGGCTGAACTTGCAGACCTCTACCAAGAGGCCGACCAACAAAAGAAAGTGATGCGGGCAATTTACAAAAAAATAAACGATCTGGAGCTTCGTTTAGTGCACGCTAAGGGAGATTGATCCATGAAACTAGCAGAACTACAGGCAATGGATTTCAAGAAAACCTGTGACGAATGCAACGAAGACATTCGATGCGGCGGGAAGTGCTCAAGACACTACGCATTAGCCCGGGCAAGGAATAGGAGACGCAATGAAAAACGAAAACTTACAGGTAGGCGCTAGCTTAGACGAGCAGGACATAGAAAATCTGGAATTCTTACACAGCTTCTTGGTCAACAGTTTTACGGGGGCAACGATAGCGGGAAAACCTGTGAACAATTTAATATTTTCGCTAAAAAAAGTATTAAAAAACCAATGTGAGCTTAAAGATTTTCAAAAAGCGACCGGATTTCAGACGGCGAAAGAAGCAGGCAACGCAATCAATCAAGTAATAACCATGCTTAATGATCTTAGAGAAACGCAAGGCCTAGAGAGGATGTACGAATGAGCGAAACACTACTAGAGCGCGTCCTGCGCCACGAAGGCTTTAGAACAAAACCCTATTTGGATACGGTCGGCGTTTCCACATTTGGCCACGGGTTGACGTATATCACTAAAGAAGAGTCAGAGCGTATTGTTCATGAGCGCCTTAAATCCCTCGAAGATCTCATTGTTGATAACAATCTTTGGCTTGGATTACATCCCCAGGTAATCACCGACGTTTTGACGGAGATGGCTTTTCAGCTTGGTTATTCTGGCTTGAGTAAATTCGTTAATATGTGGAAGGCCCTCGAGGAGCGTGATTACGAAACCGCCGCCGATGAGGGTATGAATTCAAAATGGGCGCGCCAAACGCCGGAGAGAGCAAAAGAATTGACAGAAATCATGCGAAATATAGCATAATCAATAAAACATAGGAGTTAGAATATGGTCCCAGCTCGATTGGTAGTCAGCATTATTAACACCATGCGCGGTCTTGAGCATTCTCTGCTCGGTATGGTAGGTAGTTATAATAGCCTGAAGGCAGATGTCGAAGAGGCACTTGAGAGTGTGGGGGACACATCCGACCATCTAGCGCAGGTCGGCGTAGAGCTCGACGGCGTCGATCTGGCGCTCACTAACCTACACCGAGAACTCGGGGAGCTGGCTCAAAAGCACGGGATTAAGATTCCTGGCACCAATACTGGCGAGATAGTACCCGAGTCAGGCGGTGGCAAGCCGGGACCATAATGTACGAATTCCTAATGTCGGACTTGTGGGATTTATTCTTTGTCTCATTGACATTATTGATGATGTCGGCTGCGTATTATTCCCGCAATCATGAAATCCAAGCCATTGCCCTTTACATTTTCGTAACCTACATTATATATCTGGCCTCTTCCCTGAATCTTTATGTCGCTGTTGTTATTGATTCAATTGGGCTGCTCTATTCTATTATTGTCTGGCGCCGAGATCTGGACAACGCAGGGATCATGTGGATTGGTAATACGTTTGTGTTGATGCTTATGATTCACTGGTTACGCCAGGTAGACGCTCTATTGGTGTACTATATCGCGCTAAACGCGCTGTACGCGGCGCAATTGTTTGTATTGATCGGTTATTCAAGGAAATATGGAAAAGCAGCTAGAGGGGTTCAGGTTGAGCGTAACGACCCGTTTTATAGAGCCGCTGTTTGGTGTCGGATAGCGTAGGAGTAGTACATGGACGTGGATAGCCTAACAGCCACCATTCCGCAAGTTGTGGCCATGATTGGAGGCGCATTTATTATGTTTTTCGTGCTCAAGAGGCAGATCGGCTCAGGGCTTGAAAAGACCCTTGCAAACTTGGGCATTCAACTGACTACGCAACACAAAGAACTGACTGAAAAGATGGAGGCCAACCGCATAGAAACTAAGAAAGATCTTACCTCTTTACACACCACAATAACGACAGTGCGAACAGAATTGCGCGATGATATGAAGGACAAAAACAAAGAACTAACAGAACGTGTCCAACATTTAGAAAGGCGGGAATAATGAGAACATTTGTAACACTAATGGCGTTAATAATTTTAAGCGGCTGTGCGATCACAAAAGATCGTTTAGCTGTAGAAGAAAGTGATGTGGCCATCACCTTAGTTGAAATTGATCTTGATGCCAGCGCAATTCCTGGGTTTCCACAGATTGATGCAGATGGGTGTATGTTGATATTGAGAAACGCTGCACTCTTAGCTGATATCGACTTGAGCGGCCTTAAAATGGAGACGGGCGATTGTACTTTAGGGGGTACGGAAGACTAGAGGGTTAAAGATAGTGGATATTGATAAATTTATTGAACAGATTAACGATTGCTTTGGCGAGCCGTTTTTAGAGAAAGATCTTGTTAAGGCTAAGCGTGATAGTCAAGGTGGCGGCTTGTGTTTGCGCATTGGAGATCGAGATATTCAGTTTGACGATAATTTACATTTTGTCGGGCGCGGAACTTACATTTGCAAAAACCTGAAAGTTCATGGATAAGCTGCTAGAAATCATACAAAAGGTCAGAATGTGGCAAATGCTCATGATATTGGGTATTTTACTGCTGGGCCTTGGCTTTACTGGGTCATTGAAGTTTATTGGTGTTGATTTAATAGAGGGCATGGAATACGCAGCGATTGGCATTGGTGTTCTGATGATTCTTGGCGCTGGCTTCATGCGATACAGGCAACCGCCCGATGATTGAGTATAAGGTAGTCAGTCCCTCGGGAGGTTTGGAGATTCAGTTAATTGCTTTGGGTGTTGATGGCTGGCAGCTGATCCAAATACTTGCTGCAAACGGTGTTCCGCTGCAGTTAATATTTTCAAGAGAATCAAAAGAAATAGATAATGACTGGGTCAGTGGATCTTAGTATCGTGTTATTATAGGAGACATTATGAGAGACGCAAAACAACCACTTAAGGGCATCCACGGCGGCCCTCAATCGGAAAGTAAAACCCAAAGACCGGGCAGAAACCGAACGCGGGACTATACCCCACAGATGCCTAAGTCTAGCTCCAATAAGCATAGAGCGGGCTAATGGATAGACGTAAATTCATAGGCATTATAGGGGCGTCTGCACCCGTTATTGCTGCAACGGGTAAGGTGAAAGATTTTAAGGTGCCTGATCCTGTAGCCGATGCTTGCTTGGATGAAGATCCTGTGCTTGAAAGCATGTGTGACGCAATATATTCACTTTACGGAGATGCGCCAGCCCAAGAATTTCGTGAGAAGGTTGGAAAAATCCGGTGGGACAAGGAGGATGTATTCATTCGGCAGTGTGCTTTTGTGAAAAACCCAAAACTGTCCAAGAACACCTATAATCCCAAGATTGTCGGACAAGCCTGATGAACAGACGTAACTTTATTAGTGTGATGGCTCTGGCTGCCACGCTGAAGTTCACAGCACCTGATGATGGGATAGCACTGTATTCTACCAGCCACCCTGGCGATGATTTAAACATGGATGATTGGAAGTATGTGTGTGATCCCTTTGGAGACGTAACATTTGAGTGGATCGGTGACGGCGAGGAGCCTATACCTGACGACACATCTCTGAGTGAGGCGTCCCTTGAACAAATTCTCATTGAGATTGATGAAAACAACAAACCCGGGTCATTACTGTTACCTGGCCCTTACAGGACACTACGATGGGCGTAGCTAAAGCAACCACAGAGAATAAAGCTACGGCCTGGCGCAAGAAGCGTGCCAAGACTAAAGCAAAATCGAAAGGGAAAAAGAGGACTAAAAAATGAAACATGGTGACAAAGCTATGATGAGTGAAGGCCGCTGTGGCGGCGGCAGTTGGCTTAAACACGCGGGCAACCCCCACAGAAAAGGCAATGACGACGGATCATATAAAGGCAAGTCTAAAGACGGCATGAAGCATCGCTCCAAGGCAGCCAGTAACCCGGGGTCACACAACCCGTATTAGAGGAAGAAACAGATGGCCAAACTGGCAGGATGCGCCCCACACTTAAGACCGGGGACAGCACAACATGCACAAATACTCGAGTCTGAAGATATGTCGGGTGATGTGGATCTAGTTGAAACGTTGGAGGATGATGCAGAACCCACGCCTCCAGAAATAGATCTAAACATAACAGTGGAAACCAGTGGCGATCCTGACGCTATAGTGACAGAATAAGTGTGTGGATACGGGCTCTCAACTTCTTGACTCTTTTTGTATTGTCACTACTGACCAGGGCCACATGAAATAATAGAGCCCGCATCCGCTCTAATCGAAAGAGATAGAGCATACATCTGACCGAAAGAGGATAGGATGGCAGAAACGAAGTGTATTGAATCAAGATGTAATGCAGTAGCCTTTGCTAAAGGACGCTGTAAAAAGCACTACAACAAATGGCACCGTAGTCGTCCGGGTTATTATACGTGGGCACAAATGATTAACCGTTGCCAGGTCAAAACCAATCCCCACTTTTATCGCTATGGCGCGCGCGGGATCACTGTTTGTCAAAGATGGCGAATATACAAAAACTTCATTGCAGATATGGGCGTAAAACCTCCAGGTTGCACAATGGATCGAATCGACAACTCTGGAAATTATGAGCCGAGTAATTGCCGATGGGCAACAAGCAGCGAACAAGCCCGCAACAGAACAAGCAATATCGTTATCAAACATAACGGCGAACAGAAAATTCTGATTGAATGGGCCGAACATATTGGTATTCCTTACAGCACCCTACATTCCAGAATCTTTGCTTACGGTTGGAGCATTCAACGAGCGCTTACCGAACCTTTACGAGCATATTAAATGGCCAGACCAGCAATAGAGATCACTGACGAAGTTTGCGAAAAGGCAAAAACCCTTGCATCTCAAGGACTTACACAAAAACAAATAGCCTTGTCTCTTGGAATGGGGGAGTCGACTTTTTACGAAAAGGTAGAAAGGTTTCCAGAGTTTCTGGAGGCGATACAAGTAGGTAAAGCAAACGGTATTATTGTCATAACTAACGCACTATTCCAAAAGGCTAAAGACGGTGATACACCAGCAATAAAATACTACTTGAATAACCGCTCATCTGAAGAATGGGCAGACCGTAAAGAAGTAGATTTAACAGCCAAGATAGTGTCACACGAAGACAGACTGGCGCATCTTAAATGACGAATATTCTGAAAGTGTGGTTAGCATCTGGAATGAATTGCACCAATTGCAATAGGCCGGCGTGGAAATACCTTCCTTTTATCAAAATAACGATTCACCATAATTCATGGATTTGCACCGGCTGTCTTATTAAGGTTGGGAAGAAATGCCAATGTGAAAAGCCGGGAATGATGTACAAAACTTATCAGTGGGGGGAGATACCTGGATGCATAGGTAAAGATCCTCTATGCCCGTGCCAAGACGGTGACGCCTGCCATTATAAAGATTATGGAACGACCAAGGGCTGGCCGATACCATGAAAGAATTTACCACCTTATTACTCACTCTTATTCTCCTGGCAGGATGTTCAGAAGCACCGGAATATAGAATGGAACCGGCTCAGTTATCTAATCCCACAGCGGGAGACAATGTTACAAATACGACATTTGAATTCACGGGGCTGACAGCTAACACCTCATATGTAGCCATCGGCTTAGATTGCCCCTACAAACTTGTATGTGATCCTTTTGGCAGAGCACCTTGTACCGTGGTTCCTTGTGTCGGGTTAGTTCGATGAGCTTTAAACAACTACGCCAGCGCTGGTACAGGATGCCTAGCAGTGACCAAAACTTTATCATGTGTGTAACAGTAGTCGTCACATGGTTACTGTCGTTCGGAGGGTTTGCACTTTGGTGGATGCAAGTTGGCTGCCTCAATTAAACAATCATGAATAACTTCTTTTTAACCGGCCTACCCAGATCCCGCACAGCCTGGCTTGCTGCTTATCTAACTAATCCTAGTAAATACACCTACTGTTATCACGAGGCTTTAAATGGTCTGCGCAGTCGAGATGAGTTTACAGAAATTATGGAAGGTCCAATTGGTGGACCTCTTTTTGGTGGGGTAGCTCGTCATCCTTGGATAAAGGTAGGCAATTCAGACTCTGGGCTCATGTATACTGACTTTCAAGAGCGATTTCCTGATGCGCCTGTTGTTATCATTTTGCGTCCGTATGAGGATGTAGTTAATTCATTTAGGCATAAAGGATTAGGGCTTAATCCTGATGAGCCGATGCGTGAGTTGTTGGATACCACTCGACAGTTTATAGATGCCATTGTTCTGGCTTCGCCAGCCAGAGCATTAGCAGTGAACTATGAGGATATTGACGAGCGATTAGAAGAAATCTGCACCTACATCAACGTACCCTACGACTACCACCGCCACCAATTATTCAAAGAATTGAACATACAGACCAAGGAATTAACGGGCGACCCGGAGAGTTTGAAGCTATGGCTAAAATAACAGACGAAGAGATTCAAAATCTATCACACGGACTCAAGGAGGAGATAGAACAAATGTGTGATTCAGTATCACCCGTTGAGGGCAACTGTAGTAAGTACTGGTGGGAAAATAGCGCAGGGGTTATTTATAGCGCTCCTTTCGAGGTGTACGCATGTGGCTTGAGATTGGATAGCGCTAAACATACTTCTGTCGTATACGGCGAAAACGATATCCCAGATGACTTGGGTTTGAAGGATTTGCGACGCATTTTCTTGGAATCAACACAAGAACTTGTTGATACATTAAGATCAAATTATGGGCGTAAGATAATGCTTGTGTGGAGGATGCATCCCGGTTCTGGCTGGGACAACGATTATGGGGATCGGCGAGTCAAAATATTGATGTATTGTGCATTTGGTTTTGAAGGTACTGTTTATCAGAGTCAACCTGATTCTAGTGTCGATGTGCCTTATTTCTATCCCCACCAATCCTGTCTTTTTAAAAAACCAGAAGGATTCCCCGTACGAGAAATAATTTCCATTGACCCAACAATTCTTGGTTTAACAGTGGTGCCGCCAGGAGGAATACCCCTGCAGGAGAATCCATGAAAGTAATCGGCGCTTACGGCATTAACAACCATGATGGTGCAGATACAGTTGATCTGGCATTAGCAGACTTGGCAGAACTGGGCTACGAGACAGAGACCTATCAGAGAGGAATGCGCCACACATGGGGCGTATACAGTAAGAAGAAGCGCTACGCAGATGCTCTGGGCCTGGCTGCTATGCTGGATAATGAGACGTGGATATTAGCCCACTCGTACGGCGGGTATGTTTCTTCCAAAGCCTTGAAGATGTGTACTGAGTGGGGCACCGAACCTGCTGGTTTGATCATGCTTAATCCTGCCATGAGCCGCAGCTATTACAAGCGAGCCCCTGAACTAAAAGAGACAAAGACGCGAATCTATTGCTTTCACTCTATGCAAGATCGGACTATATGGTTTGGTGGTAAGTTGTGGGGCCATGAATTCGGTATGGCCGGACGTAAAGGATTTAAAGGTGATCGTGTAAATAACTTTGAGATCATGGGTAAGCATTCCAACTCATTCACAGACAAGATGCGCCCACTGAGAGCGCAGCAGTATGATGGGATTATTCGGGACGTGTGGACACCGCGGGTGGTGATTTCATGATTTATGCATATGAATGCCCTTGTGCTAAGTGTGTCGGGATTAAAAGGATGCTAAATGCAAACATACGAATGATTCTATGTCCGAAATGCGGTAACAAACGTTGTCCCCACGCGACAGACCACGATTATGAGTGTACTAACAGTAATGAACCTGGCCAGCCGGGTAGTGCATATGAGTAATGTGGTCAATATCGAGAGCCAGAAACCTCATACAGCCGGTCCTATGGTATGCCGTGAATGCAATCACGAGTGGATAGGTGTGTTGATGTCGGGGCGCTGTTCCGTTACTTGCCCTGAATGCGGATCTGGAAAGGGTATGCGCGCAGGTTTCGTACTTCCAAAGGATGCAGACGCTTTTCATTGTGGTTCATGCGATTATGATTGCCCACTATTTATTGTTTATCACAGGACAGCAGACGATGTTTTTGGCCTACTGTGTGCTCATTGCGGCGCGCTGCATGATATTCCGGTAGATGTCTGAACTCCCCCTAGAAGATATCGAAGTATTCCAGCGCCTTAAAGACGAATTCCCACATTACGCCAAGAAATGCCTGAAGATTCGCACTAAACGTCACGGAGTAATCCCCTTTGAGCTTAATTCTGCTCAGGAACATCTACACGAGGTAGCAGAAAAGCAGTTAGCCGAAACCGGAAAGATTCGCATCATTATCCTCAAAGGTCGTCAGCAAGGGATGTCAACTTATGTTGAGGGTCGGTTTTATTGGAGAGTCACTCATCAGGAGGGCCAGCGCGCTTACATCCTGACACACGAAGGTGACGCTACTAACAACCTGTTTGCCATGGTTCAGCGCTTTCATGAGAACTGCCCAGAAGAAGTCAGACCCCACACAGATAGAGACTCAGGTAAAGAGCTCAACTTTGACAAGCTGGACTCGGGCTACAAGGTAGGTACTGCAGGGAGCAAGGGCACAGGCCGTTCTAGCACGATTCAATACTTCCACGGCTCAGAGGTTGCATTCTGGCCCAACGCTGAGACGCACGCCACAGGCGTCATGCAGGCCATTCCTTCAGAGAGTGGTGAAATATTCCTAGAGTCTACGTCAGACGGTATGGGTAACTTCTTTCACCAGATGTGGGTGTCCGCGGTTACTGGGTTAAATGAGTTTATTCCCGTGTTTATCCCCTGGTTCTGGCAGAGTGAATACACACGAGCTGTGCCTGATGATGTGGTTTGGGATGCCGAAGAACTAAAATATAAGGATAAGTTCCCTGAAGCGTCCTGGCCGGGCATGATGTGGCGCCGATATAAGATCGCTGAGTTTAAGAATGGCGAGGATGATTTCAAGCGGGAATACCCGGGTGACATACAAGAAGCCTTTGAATCTGCAGGCTATCGCCAGTTAATCAAAGGCGAATGGTGTGGGGCTGCCAGAGAGGCGCAGGAAGAGGCGCGAGGATCGTTAGTTGTTGGTGTTGACCCTGCTAGATTCGGGGACGATAGAACAGCTGTGGTGGTACGCAGGGGGCGCGTAGTGTTGGGTCTTGCAACATATAAGCACCTTGATCAGATGGCCATTGTTGGCGTTTGTAAGCATGTGCTTGATAATAACCCGGTGGATCGTATGTTCATTGATGTCGGTATGGGTGTTGGCATCATAGATAGGTTACATGAAATGGGATATTCCCAAGTGCGGGAAGTTAACTTTGGTAGTTCAGCGTTTAATACAGATAAATACACCAACAGAAGAAACGAAATGTATCAGGAGACTGCAGAATGGTTGCAAGGTGGCCATGTATCTCTGCCTTCAGACGCAGAAGAGATTGAGGCCTTGATTATGGATTTATGTGCTGTTGAGTACAGTTACAATAGCAAGAACATGAAAGTGCTAGAATCCAAGGATGAAACGAAGAAACGTCTAGGTGTTTCCCCTGATCTGGGTGATGCGCTAGCATTGACATTTGCTGAGCCGGTGGCAGAGTATTATCAAGAGCTGCCCAGGCCACCAAGGAAGGCTTATGGATAAGGGTGATTGAATGAATGATCTTGGGGATTACTACATGATCGTTGCTACAGGAACAGAACGTCAGGCATGTGCCGATTTATTCCGAAGCAAGCAATTAGCCGAGAAAACTGTTGAATACCTAGGGTTGGTTGGAGCAGATGTGCGAAGAGTTTCCGTGGATGTTAAATTTCTACCGCAAGAGGGTATTTGAATGAACAAAGTAAAAATATATTGTAAGTGTGGCGCTGAGATGAGCATCCAATCAGACGATCAGAAGTTTCTGAAACGCTTGTCTAAGCAATTCCATGCAGAGCACGAAGAATGTCATAAACCATCGTATACTTGGATACAACCAAGTTATCCGAACTACTATTGGCCGAACTATCCACAGCCTTGGTGGGGCACTGAGGTTCCAACATGGACGACAACGGTATCTGCCCTCACACTCAGCGCTGGTTCAGATATCACTTCAGACGGCAGCATTATCTCAGAAAACAGCGCTGGCTCTACGACAACGCTAATACTAGCACCATTCGGACAGGATCAATCATCTTTCGGTGAATGTTGATGTGTGAAGGTTGCCGAGAAGTCAAGAACGCACGGCTGACATACACGCGCTGTCAAAAGTGTGGCCATTGGCGCAAAATGACAGAGGTTGAATTGAAAAAGGTGGCACGTCGATGACAATAGCCGGGATTGTAGTTTTTCTAATGCTTTGTGGAATGTTTTGGGCGCGTAACTGTGAGAAGCGTGAATGGAATGATGGTATTTGCGCTAAGAATGGTCTGCCATGGGTTCGATTTGATACGGATAGTCAGGGTGGGAGAGGGTATAGATCAGGAAAAGATTACGGCAATCCCCGCACCGCTTATTACTGCTGGATTAGTTATGGGGTAGATAAGTAATGGCTGAAGCAGTACATGAGGTAGAAGCGGAGATTGACGAAGAGAAAACAGGCGTACAACTGCTGGATTTCCTTGAAGCCGGGAATATTGTTGACAAGATAGAAAATCCCACGCAGCAAGCCGGCGAATTAATAAACATCCATGACTCTGCCTATATTTCCATGAAAGATTGGCGTGAGAAATATGAACGGGCAATGTATCTCGCCTCGCTCCAACCCAAAGAAGACCTTAAAACATTCCCATTTGAAGGCGCCTCTACCACGATGCTGCCCTTCATCCTTGAGGCCATGCTGGACTTCCACTCTCGCACAGTCCCTGAGTTGGTCTATTCAAAGAATATCATTTCAGCCCGCATCTATGGCAAGAACACGCCAGAGAAAGAAGCCCGAGCCGAAAGAATGTCTACCTTCTTAAATCATCAGATTTCGCAATCCATTAAAGGTTGGCGCAAGAATCAGGATAAAAACACGCTGTCGCTGGCTTGTGTAGGGACATCCTACAAGGAAACCTTTTACGATCAGGATATGCAGGAGGTAGAAAGCAAGCTGCATTTGGGTAATGAAATCGTGTTTGATATGAAGTCTTACCGTAACTTTGAGGATGCGCCCGAGCGATTCATTGAAGAGACCTATACCAAGAATGAGGTCTATGGGTTTATTCGAGGCGAGCAGAATTGGGCTTTTGACGAAGCGATTTTAGACAAACGGGATGATAAAGACCCTGACCTTGAGTTTTTGAAGTGTTTCTGCTGGCTGGATTTAGATGATGATGGGCTGAAAGAGCCCTATATTGTGATGATCTACAAGCAGGACACGAAGATTGTTTCTTGCTATCCCAACTACGATGATGATGACATTAACATCAATGATGACGGTGAAATCATATCGGTTAGTCGTGATGAGACAATAACTCAGTACCAGTTCCTACCTGATCCGGAAGGCGGTCCGATGGGCTTGGGCTGGGGTATTTTGCTCGGGTCGATGTTTGTATCCATCAATACTACTATCCAACAATTAGAAGACGCGGGCACGCTCGCTAATCTGGCAGGTAATTCGGGCCTGATTGATGCGCAAATGCAAGCCCCTACGGGACGTGGTAATCGACAGCAAGCCGGGCCTATTGAGGTCAGGATGGGCGAGCTCACACCGATCACCATGGGCGGTAAGTCTATGCGTGAATCCATCAGTCAGTTTCCGTATGCCGGCCCGAATGCCACGATGTTCCAAGTTATGGACTATCTGATTACTCAGGTGCGCGGCATGACCATGGCCGCAACCAACATGGACACCAACAGCCAGGAAGCCGCGGTGATGTACCTGGCCAGGCTTCAACAAGGCCTGAAACTGCCTAATTCCATCATCATGCGGGTCTATGAATCAGCATCAGAAGAGTTTCAAAAAATTGGTCGGCTTAATTTCAAGCATTTCTCAGACGCTAAATACAATCGCGTACTGGATGAAGATGAAGCATTCTCTATGCGAGATGATTTCAATCCAGAGGATTGCGATATTGCACTAACTGCTGATCCGAGCCAGGGCAGCGACATGGAGCGGATACAGCGCGCCGAAGTGATTAAAGAAGAGGCTAAGATACAAACACAGCCCATTATAAATAGCCGTCAGGCGTACATGAACTGGCTTAAGGCCTTGGGTGTGAGTCAGGCTGAGATACAGACCTTGGCGCCAGAACCTTCGGGTGAACCTGATCCAATGCAACAGATTATGATGGCCAACCTGCAACGTGAGGCATCCTTGGCTAATCGAGATATGGCGTTAAGAGAAGTGAAGACGGATCTGGACCGTCATAAGATTACGATGGAGATGGTGAAGGCTATGTATTCAGCGGGGCCTGAGCGAGACAAGTTAGAATCAGAGATCATGGATAACTATGCCAGCGTATTTGAGAAACTGTCGAAGATTGGTATGGCTGGGGAAGATCCGGCTCAGACAGTGAAGGCCATGGAGCAGACATTAATAAATCATGACGCCCCTGACATTCCCTTACCAAAACCTGTAAACTTAGCACTACAGCAAATAGGTCAACCGCAAGAGGGCGGCCAGTAACAACAATGCCGAAAGAGGCTTTACTACATAAACAGGTGTCCACTGCGCAATTTGAAAGGTGGATGACTAACTCTGTCACAAAAACCCTGCTTTTATGTCTTGAGTGGCGACGCTTAAACATTCGCGATGCCAACGGTGAAGGTAAGCACGTTGACTCTGGCAATTCTGATTTAACCCACGCATTAGTACACCGCAATCTGGGCCAAATGGACTCATTGGAAGATGTGTCTAATATAGAAAAGTTCCTTGATGATTTCGGAATGATCAAACCACCCAAAGAGGATCCAGATGTCAATTAAGACTAAAACCGCCGGACATAGTCCTCAATTTAGGGCTGGCATGCCAGAAGAGTTGGTAGAATTTAATTATGCAAAAGAACAGGAAGAACTTAACGCTAAAGCAGAACAGCTATTACGTGAAGACGCTGAACGCATAGCGAAGGATCATCCAGACTTACCGGATCGTCATAAACATCCGGTTGAGTATGCACAGTATTTAATTGCGCGCGGTAAATCTGAAGCGGTCGGTTATCGGCTGATGGTCTATCCTATTGTGACCACCAAAACCCTAGCCGCTGCTGAGGCAGAAGAATTCCCTACTTTGGCCAAGGCTGGAATGGAGGTGAAGTCAGAGCACCAGAAAAAGCGAGAAGACAGGGGCTCTCACTATTCGATAGTCATTTCTATGGGCAGGGAGTGCTATAACAATACCCGAATCGCTACGCGCGGCCCTTGGTGTGAGGAAGGGGATATTGTGATTGCATCACGGTATTTCGGTGAAGAAATAGAGTTTCCGCCAGGTTCACGGAAAATGTATCGATTTGTGAATGATGAGAATGTGCTGGGAGTCATAAAACTATGAGTGAATCACCTGATCTCGACGCACTGGCGGCAAAGTTCGATGGCAATCACCCAGAGGTGGTTAAAGAACCTGAAGTGATTGAAGAAGAAGTCGAGGAAGAGATAGACGACACGCCGGCCGGGTTCAAGACACTTGAAGAGTATGTTGCAGACGGTGGCGATCCTGAGATGTATCGGGGTAAAAAAGCCTATGAAGCTGAGCATAACCGCATAGAAGAAAACAAGTTGTTGCGCACGGAGATGCGCAGTATTAAAGACAACACGCGACTAGCCGTTGAGGCTCTGGGGGAGTGGAAAGCAGACCAGACGAAAGTATTACGTGAACAGTTGGTGGCTGAATTAGAGGAGGCCAGGGAAGAGGAAGATCTTAATAAAGCGCTTGCAGCACAAACAAAAATAACCGAACTCGACAACGCGCCCAAACCTGCTGCGGCTCAACAACCGGAAAACCCAGTCATCCAAGCGTTCAGGGTGGCTAATCCGTTAATTAATCCTGGCGATGACCGGTTTAATGCTGAATTTACAACTGACGTAGAGGCCATTTACAATGGGATCGTGAACCAACTCAATCAGGGTGGTAGAGTTAATTTAACAGACGGACAGATGCAGCGTGCGTTAACCAAAGCCATGAAAGACACCAAAGAGTTGCATATAGGTCTGTTTGAAAGCCCTAAGAACAAGCGAATCACTCCGGCAAATCCTAATCGAAGGGCGTCACGTAGCACGACCAAAGAGGGCAAGGTGGCTGATTACGTGTTAAAGAACCCTCGAAACCCAGCCAATGCTGATGCAGCCTCTCAGATTAAAAACCTACTGAAAGATAAGTATGGTGATGATGTGGCTAATGCATTTGAGAAGAACCTGATGGGAGATGACTAATGAGCGAACTAGATTTACCCAAAATTGAGACCCCAGAGGTTGAGACGCAAGAATCTCTAGACCTACCCCCTAACGCACCGGCAGCGAGTTCAGAGATTGAACTGCCACACGAGGAACCGAGCCGGCGTGAAGCCTCGGGCAAGAATGAAGACAAGGGCATTCGTCAACCTGTGGAGGGGGCTGATAAATCGACTCGATTGGAAGAATTGGGCTATCGAAAGCGTATGGATGCTGGGAAATACCTAGCCATGGAAGAGTTCAAAGGTAAAACCATCTTCTGGGAGAATCAGCTGGACGGGGCTATTGATTTTTGGCTGGATAATGGCGCTGAACCGATTCCCTCACGCTCAAAGACGGGCAGAACATTTAAAGGGTTGAATGATGCCGGTCCCTCACAATGGGTAAGAGCTCTGGCCGGTACGGATGAGGGGGGTAATGCTTTCTATGCCTATCTACTGATGATGGACCCGAAAGACTATGACTTGGTTAAGCATGCACCAATCAGGCGCCGCCAGGAGGCGATCAAAGCAGCATTAACTAAGGGCGTGAGCCAGAGCGGTGATCAAGAAGAAACCATGCCTGGCGGTGGAACCATTTCGACGTATGCCGCTAATCTGCCTGATGGTGGCAAAGGATTTAGTAGGTCTAATGAGTGAGTTAGGTTATGTTCTTGTTTTTATTGTCTGGCACGGCGGCTTGAATAGTTCTGATATGGCGGAAAAAATAATGGCCGTGTATCCCTCGAAAACGGTTTGTGTCGAGGTCCAACAAATGCTCGAATCAGACGACCAAATCACAATTAAAACCCCTTGTGTAACGGGTAGGGCCGCATTAGCTGTATTGGCACGAGAAGCGGAATCCACACTGTTGTAGACGTGAAAACCCAATAGTGGTATAAAACGCACATTCTCTGATTCTCGATAGAGCGATTCAGAACGAAGGCCGACTCCTAGAAAGATAGAAGTGTGGTTAAACACAACTTGACTTTTTTGGGAGGCCCTAATGGCTTTTGCACCCATGGGAACCACTGATGGTTCTGATTATCACGGAAAACTTCGAGAGGTAGAAATTGCATCTGGCGTTGCCAATATGTTTATTGGCGATATGACGACGCTTGATGGTACGGGATCGGCTGATGGGCGCGCAGAAGGTATCGCGCTTGCCACAGCTGGAGATGCTACCGCGCTCGCCGCGACAGGCACCACAAACCTGGCGGGTGCCGTTATAGGGTTTCTCCCTGACTTTACCGATGAAGGCACACTCACTAGGAACTTCCATTTGAC